CGCTGCCGCATTGGCGCCGATGCTGATCGTGCTGCCCGTAACCGAGAGCGAGGCGTTGCCGGTGGCCGACAACGAGGAGGTCGCCGGGACGCTGAACAGCGCCGACTGCGCGCCGTTCGAGATTGTCAGCGCCCCACCGGCTGCGGACAGGACGACCGTGCCGGAGGTGAACGTGGAGTTGGAGGCGGCAATCGCCACGCCCCCGCCCCCTGCCCCGCCACTGATCGTGACGGTCATGCTGGAGCCGTTGGTCGACCCCGAGAGCGTGATGTTGTTGCCGCCCGCAAAGACGATCTGACCCTGCGCCACGGTGCCGGTATTGCCGGCCGTGTTGCCGCCCGAGATACCGGCCGACATCTGTGTAATGCCGGTCGTGCCCGGGCCGGAAATGACCACGCTGCCATTGCTGACGCCCACGCTGACGAGGCCCGCTCCGGCGAACTGGAGCGAACTGCCGGGCAGCGTGCCGCTCGACCCCTGCGTGGTGTTGCTCTGCGCGTAAACGGTGACGGTGTTGGCGCCACCGCCGGAGGGCGCGGAAGCCGTGACGTAGCCCCCGACATTGGTGCCGAACGTGACGTTTCCGGCGTTGGAGAACGCCTGAATGATGTCGGTGCCGGACAGGTTGAGGCTGACCGCGTGGCCGCTGTTCCAGTGGCTCGGGCGGATCTCGTAGCTCGTGTTGTCCGGCGTCGTGGCCGTGAGCTGATGGTAGACGGTGACGGGCATTACTCGATCCTGATCTGCCGGCCGTCAGAGAGCGTCGCCACCCGGGGCTTGCCGAGGTTGGTAATGTGCTGCGTGAGCTGGTCGAGGATGGGCGAGAGCTGCTCGTGCAGGCCGGATTCCGCCGTCTTGGTGTCCTCGGCCAGTACCTCGCCTGCGTTGGCGCTCTCATCGCCCTTCAACTGCTGGCCGATGATCGGCGCGAGGATCTTGGCGAGCGACAGCACCTCGTTGTTGCGGTCGGTCACCGCCTGATTGGCGCGGTCGTTCTCGTTCTGCAGATGCTCGTGCATCATCTGCTCGCGCGCCTTCATCGCCTCGTTGAAGGCTTGGCGCTTGGAATCCAGCAGCCGCTCCTGCAAGGACATGATTTCGCGCTGGTCCTCGCTCTGCTGCTTCTGCTGCTCCATCTGCGCGCGGATCTGCGCGGCCTGTACCTGCGGGGCTTGCGGCTGATGCGCGGCGGCCTGCTGCATCTGCTGCATGTGCTGCTGGTACTCCTGGCTTTGCGGGTCCATGGCGAAGCGTTCAGGGTTCTGGAACCCGAGCGCCTCGGAGAGCACCTTGAAAGTCTCATAGGCCTGTTTCGGACCCACGAGCCCCATCTGCGCGAGTTGCATCTGCGCTGCGCCGAGCATCTGCACGTTGGTTCGCAACTCGTCCCGGTTGCCGCTCCCGAGACCCACGTTAACTGAGACCTTGGTGCGCCGTCGCCACGAGGATGGGTCGGTTTGTACCCATTTTCCGCTGATTTCGAGTTCCAGCGGCTTGTCTTGGAAGCGAATCAGGCTGGCATGAATCTTGCGGAAGATCTCCTTGACGCCCTCGGCCAGGAGGCGCGCCAACATCTCGATCTTGAGTGAGGCCGTGGACATGGCCGCGAGCTGCGCGCCCTTGGTGACGTTCTGCAGCTCGTCGGGGTCGAGCCCCATGAGGTGCTCACCGATGCCCGTGCGGTTGCCGCGGAGCTTGTCGATGTACTCGAGCGTCGGGATCACCTGCGAGACGATATTGGAGGGCGTCTCGATGGGCATGATCCACGAGGACGGCGGCCCGTCGCCCCGGACCACGCCACCCGGCCGGCTGGACAGAAGATCGTCGAAGTTGGCATGCCGCCAGTCCACCGCGACGCGCTGGTTGTTGGCGATGGTGAGGTTGTCGAGACCCGCGCGGAACAGCGTAGTCTTGATCACCTGCAAGTCCATGATCTCGTCGTAGAGCGAGAGGCCGGTGTGCCGGTGCGGCATGCGCTTCGGCACGCAAGAGGCAAAGGGCGTCTCCTCGATCACCTCGTTTTCGAGGATCTTGTCGCCCGCCACGAGGATGCGCCGCAGTTCCGCCGTGCCGTCGCCGTCGTAATCGACGCGCATGATCACCTTGCGCAGCTCGATCTCCTGCATCGCCCGGTCGGAGGGGTCCTCGATGGAGAGCTGGTCAACGGTCTGGTTACGCGCGAGGGCGTCGATTTCGAGCCAGTTGGGCCGTCCGGCCGCGAGCCCTTCCACCACGCCCGGGTCGTAGCCGTCCGTGATGAGGTCCGAGCGCGCCCGCTGCGTGAGGTGCATCGCAAAGGGCACTTCTTCCATGCCTTCCCGGGCGCGGGGAGACACGCGCATTTCCTCCGGAGGCAGGCAGGTCACGCAAATCTTGGACTTGCTGCCAGTGCGCCGGATGTGGAGGTCATAGACCTTGACCTTGGTGTAGACGCTCCCCTGAAACGGGGCGCCCATCGGTCCCTGCGGGATCGGGAGCTGCACGTCGCGCATATACTCGCGCTGGCCGATCACCTCGATGGTCTCATCCGCGTTGTCCTGCAGGACGAGCGCGACTTCTTCCTCTGTCAGGCCCTTGTACCGTTCCTCGCTGACCTGCTTCTCATCCTTGGCATAGACCTCGGCATATCCGTTGCGCATGAGCAGCGCGTCTTTGAAGAAGTCGTGCAGGACGTAGAAGCCGTTGTTCTCAACCATGAACACATGGTTCACCACGGCCGTCTCGAGGTCCGCCTGCGCCTCGTCCTGCGGGTTCTCGGCATCGAAGCGCACCACCTGCTTGGCGCCCACGAACATCCGCATGAGTTGCGGCATGATCCATTCGATGGTGTCGCGCAGTTCGGGCAGGACGATCTGGCTGCGGTTCTCGACCTCGTTGCCGAGCGGGCGGCCGAAATAGGCGTTGAGCGCGTTGTAGCGGTCGATCTCGAGCGTGGTCATCACCTGATTGGAGGGATAGACCGTGGTCGAGATCGTGGCACCGGCCGCCACTTGGGAACCGAGGGACGCCAGCTCGTAGGACCGGATGAGGGACAATAGCTGTTCGTCCGGCATCCGCTGGCCGGGCTTACGGGCGGGTTCTCCCGTGGGTGCTACCGCTCGTCCGCTGTCGTCTGGCATAGCTCGGTCAGGAGTTCAATGACTCGCTCCCATCGGGCGTCGAGTTCCGGCCGCGCATCGGCCCGAAGGCCGAAGCGGTGCTCGCCGTCCACGGCGGCCCGGAACGCCTCGATGAGCGGGCGGTACTCAGGCGCGACCATTGACGCGCTTCTCCGGCGCGCGAGGTTCGGGCAGGCGCTGCTCAAGGGCGGCCACTAGGCGCGCGAGGCGCGAAAGTTCCACCTCAAGGCGAATGATCTTGTCGTGCAGTTCGCGCACGAGATGGTCGGTCGCAATGCTCATCGGCGCACCGGGAGGATGCCGACGAGAGTGAGCGTTTTGTTCACGTTGGTCGTTCCGCAAGTCACCACGATTTGATACTCCGTGCCCTGATTGCCCGCCCGCACCGGCTGCACGACCTGGGTGAGCGTGCTGTCGAGCCCCGCCGCGCCGTTCAGGATGGCGGCCGGACTCGCGTCCATCCCGCTCGACACCGACACAGACACGGACGGAGTTCCTGACAGTTGCTCTCCCGTGGCGAGATCGGGGGCGAAGTTGAAGGTCAGGGGGACGGACTCTGCCGGGTCTTTGGTATCGAAACGCTGCATGCCGAGGCTCGCCACCGTGAAGGGCCGTGGCAAAAGGCTAACCTTGAACGGCCGCAAGAGTGTTGCGATGGTGAACGGGCGGGGAACGGCCGAGATGATGTACTCGGGGTCCGGGGTGAGCGGGCCGGTGGTGAGCTGCGGCGTGTAGAGGTTGAGCCCGAGCAGAAGGCCGAGCAGGTTGCCCTGCTGGTTCGACGGCCCGAGCGTGGCAGGGCTCAGGTTCATCACGTCGAGCGGGAGGGTCATCAGGCCCCCACGCCCATCATCATGCCCACGGGAATGATCCCGGCCGAGACCGCGCCCTTGTAGGTGGCGAGCGCCACCGCCCACTTGCCGCTCGCGCCAGCCGTTCCCCAGGTCGCGGAGACGGCGGCGGTACTAGAACTGTCGATCTGGTAGTTCTGGTCGGTATAGGTGGCGCCCGAGTGCGCGATCTGGGTATACGTGCCCGGGCCGCCCGTTGGCGGGAACGTGAGCCCGGTAAACGAGCTGCCGAAGGTCATGATGGCGAAGATGATCTCGGACTGCTGCGCGAGGGCGCTGGTGTTGCCCGTCGCCGGGGTGGTCGAGTTGCCCCCCACTGCTACCTGCTGGTCGAGGGCGCTGCTCGTGAAGAGCCCCGACACTTCCACGAGCGTCGCAGTGCCCTCACTGTTGGCCGCCGTGCCGGAATTCGCCGTCACGCTCGCGCTGTAGCTGCCGCCGCCCACGTTCAGGGTGCTCGCGATACTCGCCCCGCAGGCGCCTCCGGTGGAGTTGGCCGCCGAGTCCTGCGTCCACGTCACGCCCGAGGTGAAATAGGTAAATGTGGGCGTGCCGCCGCCCAAATCGACATGCGAATTCAGGAGGATGAGTGCGTGCCCGGAGCCGACGCCAGTCAGGCTCGGGGTAGCCGAGAGGGAACCGTTGAAGGCCACCGAATTGTATTGGACGACGGAAATAGTCATCAGTGCATGGCCGTGTCATTGAGGGAACCGCTTTGATAGACGCCAACCTGGTCATAGATGTGGATCGTCTTGCCCGATGCGCGGTCGTAAAGGGCGTTGTCGGTCGAGTTCGTGAGTTCGTTCCAGAAGATGTTGAAGTGCGACAGCATCACGTTCGCGCAATTGCTGTCGATGGAGGTCGCGGCCGATACGCCGTCCATCTGGTAGGTACTGATGGGCTTGTTGATGCCCGCCAACTGCTTGCCGAGCGAGAAGATGCCGATGTTGCTCGAGTTCGTGAGGTAGTGGTTCGGCGCATGGCCCTCGCGCTTGGAGCAGAACATCCGCACGTTGCTCGCGTTCTGGATCTGCACGTTGGCCTGCATCGGGGGTCCGCTCGCGTTCGCCTTCGCCCATTCGGTGTTGTAGCTGTAGACCCAGATGGGCTCCGTGGTGCCGCTGATGAGAAGCGGGAAAAAGAGGTTGTCCACCTCGGTCGAGTCGGGATCGAGGGGCGAGAAGCTGTAGATCCGCCCTCCCCCGCCGTTGGTAATGGCGAGGCGCTGTTTGGCGTAACTCGCATAGCCGTTGCTCTGGTAGGGCGAGGACATGAACACGTTGGCGATGACCGAGGCGCGCCCGATCTGCCAGCTCAAGCACGTGAACCGATTGGCGCTGTAGTACGTCCAACTCGATCCGTCGCTCGCGTTGCCCGAGACCACGCTGCCTGTGGTCTGCGGGGTAATGATCGAGAACGTGTAGACCTGCCCCGTGCCCGAGGTGCTATTCACGGTCTGAATGATAGGCGGAGATCCGCTGGATGGCGTCCATTCCTTGAGCGGAGCGACATGCGAGACGCCCTGCGCGATGCCGAAGAGCTTGGTGTTCGCGCCCATGCTGATGGTGCCGGAGACCGGGAATACCCCGTAGGGGATGAGCACGCGGTTATGCCCGGCCGATGCGGCATCAGTAATCGAGGCATTGATGGCCGAGAGCTGGTCGGTGAGGCCGCTCGTCGTGAGGTAGTTCCAGTTGATGAGGTTGTTGTTATTGCCCGACTGATCGGCCGCGCCGTGCGTGCGGATATCCACATAGGGGCCGTTGTCGATCTGCGGGGCGGTGAAGATGTGCTGACTTTGTAGCGTGCCCGGAGGGGCGCTGGAATTGGTGCTGATCGACACCACGGGCTCTGCCGGGTTGGTCGAGGCGACCCCGTTGATGATGGCCTGCGTGGCGACGGGCGAGAACCCGTTGACGGTGGTTATATTGGTGCAGGACACGTAGTCGTTGATGAGGTTCCACGTGCCGGTGCCGGTCTGCGTGGCATTGCTGCCGGTTTTGACGAGGTTTGTCGTCCCGGTGACATAGACGTTGTGAAGGTGGATGCCGGTGTAGGTCGAGCCGGAGTTATCGAAGGCGAGACTGCCGTCCGCGATCGTCACCTGCGCGTCGTAGAGCATGAGTCCGCCGTAGCAGGCCATGCCGTTGGTGTTCGGTATCCAGACCTTGCCGCCCGAGGCGGGCGAGAGCACGGCGCCGACCACGGTCAGCGGCCCGAAATCGCCCGAGACGATGCAGGCGACGGTCTGCCCGGTCAGCGTGACGCCGTAGAACCCGTTGCCGCTGTTGGTGTGGTAGAGGTTCGCGCTGATGGCCGAGGAATTTCCGTAAATTCCGTATTGTCCGCCCGTCACGGTGAGGCCGGCGACGCCCGAACCCTCGCACGGGAATCCCGTCATGCCCGCGAAGGCGCCCGTGGCGTTGATGGTCACGTTCTGGATGTGCCCACCCTGGGCGCAGGGGTAATGCAGGCCGATCGCGCCCGGATTCCCCCCGCAATCGAGCGTGAGGTTGGCGAAATAGGCGCCGTAGGTATTGGCATTGGTGTTGTCGTTCCACGTGCCGGAGTTGCCGGACGGGGCGTTGAGCGTGAGCGGCCAGAATGAGGCTTGATTGGTGACCGGCGTCGCGCCGTTGGTGGTGTACCACTGGCGCAGGCAGATCATGGGGTAGGGATTCAGGGCGTTCTGGAAGTTCCCCGCGCCCGATGTGAGCTTGATCGTCGGGGTGGCGGGACTGCCGGAGCCGTTGATACTGGCGCCGACCAAGGGCACGACCGCATAGGTGGGCGAACTCGTGCCGATGTAGGAGTAGAGCCGCAAGGTGTTCGAGATGAGGTACGGGGAGCCGGTGTTGTGGAACCATACGGGCTGCAGGGTGCCGCTGCTGGTGGTCGCCTTGAAACTCGCGTCGATGGCCGCCTGAATGGCCGCCGTGTCGTCCGTCGAGCCGTCGCCCTTGGCGTTGTAGTCCTTGGCGAGGAGGTACCCCGCCGAGCGCAGGGTGGCGTCCGAGACGCCCGTGATGGCGCTGGTGGTGCCCGATACGACGCTACTCGGAGCGCTCGTGTACCAGACCGTGCGGTTGTCGATGCCGAACGCGCGATAGTAGTAGACCGTGCCGGCCGTGAGCGGGCTGTCCACGTAGGGGAAGCTGATGCCGTTGCCGATGACGGTCCAATTGACGCCATCGGTGGAACGATGCAGCAGGTAGCCGGACACGCCGAAGTTCGGCTCGCTGGAGGCGGCCGAGAGCGTGACGGTGAGGCTGCTCGTCGTCGCGGAGCCGACCGCGATGGTCGGGGCGGTCGGGATCGACGGCGCTGTGATGGTCAGCGCCAGCGACATTACTGGTAGCCTAGGTTGACCGCGATGGCGTTGGCGGTGGCCGAGGTGTTGTCCGTGAGCGAGATCCCCGCCGTGACGGCAATGGCGATGCCGCTACCGCCCAACGCCAGCGCGGTGTTGGGGATCACGAGGCCTCCCCCCGGTGGGATACCGAGGTTGAGCGTGGCGGTCGTGGTGCCCATCGTCACAGAGCCTGAGGGCACGTTGAACACCTTGAGGTAGTGCCACGTCGAGGCACTGTTGTTGACGGCATTGATCCAGCCGATCTGGCCTGCGGACGCCTTGACGGCCGTGAGGTTGTTTGAATTGGCGCTGACCAGCGTCTGCACGGTCCAGCCGCCCGAGGAGGCAGCACCGACCGCGACATGCCACTTGCGGTCAGCGGTCAGGCGTGGGGTTCCCTCGTTGCCCGTGGTGAGGTTCGAGATGGCATCGTTGTAGACGCCGAGGATGGTCAGGCCCTGCGTGCTGCCGGACGTGAAGTTGCTGTTGTCCTGCCCCGAGGGAACGCCACCGGCCGCGATATTGACCTTGAGGTTGCCGCTGCCGTCCACGCTCATGTAGGTCATCTGCGTGCCGGCATTGTTGGCGACGCCGGCGAGCGTGCCGGTGCCGGGGACCGCAGAGCCGATCGAAGATGACGTACCGCCTGCCGCCCCACCGGCGGCGATGTTGACCTTGAGGTTGCCCGAGGAATCGACGAGAAAGCTCTGCCGCTGGCCGTTCGAGAGCGTGGGGGCGCTGGTCTGGTAGATACCGGCGACCTTGACGCCTGAGCCCGAGTCGGTCGAGCCGTCCGCGACGCTGCCCCCCACCGGGAGTGGGTTACTCGTGCTGACGCTGACGGGATCGGAGGATGCCGCCTGCGTCTGGACGATGACCTCCTGATGGTAGCGGCTGGTGGCCGCATCCTGGAAGCAGGCGACCGTGGCCCCTGCGGTGGTGTTCTGGTTCAGGGTTACGCTTGTTTCACCGGACATAGGTCACCTAGGGTTTCCATCCGTACTTGAGGGGAGGCAATCGCAGACCGCCCTGAGCGGCATAGGCGCCCATCTGGGGCGCGGCCTGCACCATGTAGCGAAAGGCATCGGCGCCGTGCGAATACTCGTCATGGAGGGGGTTCGCGGGCTCCCCTGTTCCACGTGGAATGTTCCGGCGATACCGCTTGAGGCACTCGATGAGCCGGGCGCATGGCTTGGCGTTGATGAACACGCTCCGGAAGGCCATCTTGGTCTCGCGGATGCCGTGTTCCACGTCCGCGCGTTCCAAGACATGCACGTTCCACCGCAGGCCCTGCAGGATGCGCTCCGGGCTCGGACCCCGAATGTCCGCCGCTGCGCCGTCATGCGGGAGGTAGATGTCCTGTATCTGGTAGGGCTTGGCGCGAAGCTGCGTGCTGTACCAGTCGAGGGTCTGGTGATCGCCTTCGAGGTAATCGACCACGAGGAGCTTCGAGAGCTTCTTCTGCGCGATGATGATGGCCGTGGAGTCGTTCCAGCCTAGGTCAAAGATCGCATGCAGCGGCTCGAAGGCATCGGGCGGATAGTCGCCGCAGCGGCCGTCCTTCTGGAGTTCAGCGAGTTCGGAGGCGTAGATCGCGCCCTGGATGGCGGGCTTGCAGCGGCCTTCCCAAATCCACAGGTAGTCCGTTTCGTTCATCGTGCGCCGGGCGTGGAGGCGCTCGTCGTTCATCACCTGGTTGAACCACGGGTTATCCCGCCAGTTCATCTCGATGAGCACCGTGCTCGGCGGTGTCTGGGCAATGAACATCTGCCACGTGGCGTCCGTGTCGAGTTCGGGGTTGAACGTGACCCAGATTTCGGAGTCGTCCTTGCGGATGGTCGGCAGGAGGATCTGCCACGAGTATTCGCTGACGCTCTGGCCCTCCTCGATCCACGCGATATCGACGCCCTCGTAGCTCTTGAGGGTGTCTACCGTGTGGTCCGCCAGCCCCGTGAACACGAACTGAGTGCCGTTGACGCCCCGGATCGTCTCTTTGTTGACCTCGTAGAACCGCTCGAGGCCGAGCAGGCGGACCTGATCGCGCAGGAGCGTATGCACGGACTCGCGCAGCGACTTCTGCGTTTCACGGGTGCAGAGGATACGGAGCGGCTTCTCCATGCCGAGCGCGAGGAGCGCCCGGGCGACGCCCCAGCTCTTGCCGGAGCCTCGCCCGCCGTAGATGACCTTGAACCGTGACGGTCGCCAGAGCGCGCCGAGCTTCTCGGGGAAGCGGGCCGCTACCTCGATGACTTCGGCCGCTGCACCCATTACCCCGGAGTGACCGTGGCCGAGAAGCTGTCGAGGATGATGTAGTCCGTGGCGGTGGCGTCGGTGAAGTTCACCGTGATGGTCTGCGCGGTCGTGGTATCGACCGCCGTATAGGTCTGCGCCGTGGTGCTCGCGCCGGGCGTGCCGACCGTGGCTGCCATCTGAGCGCCCGTCGCGCCCTGGTTCGCCCACTGCACGTAGGCCTGATAGCTCGTGACGCCCGTCGTGGCTTCGACCAGCGAGAAGATCGTGGAGGTGCCCACCTTGAACGTGACCGTCTTGTTGTTGGTGCTCGCGTGGAAGCCGATGACGGCCGAGACTTCGAGCACGCCATTCGGACCCATGTAGTTCGCCGGCAGCGTGAACGTGAGTGCGGCTTGAGCACCCGTGGAGCCCGTGTAGGCGCCCGGCCCCGTGGTCGAGAAGGCCGTCAGGGTGGCGGCATTCGGGATGTAGGGCTGTCCGGTGCTGTAGGTGTTGTTGTAGACCGTGCCGAGCGTGGTCGAGGTCATCACCGTGTAGTACCAGCCAGCGGCCGAGCCCGAGGCGATGGCGCCCGAGGGCAGGTACAGGTAACACGGGCCATTGAGATAGCCCGAAGGGAGCGCGGAACCGAGCGTGATGGCACCGTTGTTTGCCATGGTGCCGGTCGGCGCCATGACCATCGGGAGATTGGTCTGGAAAATCTTGATGGGGTACACGGAACCTACCTGCGTTGATACACCGTACTCGGGAACTTCGAGGAGTCCCGGCCACTGATCCTGGCGGACGGGCGTCCAGCCATTGGCGAATGCGAGACCGACGTTTTCCGGCAGGAAGTCCTGCGGGCTCGTGCCCGTGGAACTGCCTGCGCGATTGGTGAACGATGACCCACCGACCATCCAGACCATGGGTTACTCCCCGTCGCCGTCTGCGCCGAGTCCCTCGAACGCGGCATGCGTCTCGGGATGCGAGAGATCCTCGCGGTTGCCCTTGACCTGATCGCCCCCACCGAGGCGTCCCGGTCCACCCCGGCCTGCGGTGCCCATGTGGGCGCCCGGGGAAGCGGGCTTGCGGCTGTGAGACTTCTTGTAGGGCGTGGGACCCCGACCGTGCGTACCCGTCGCGAATCCACCGCCGTCAAACTTGTCGTCTGCCATACGTCCTCACTTGAGTATCGAGATGGCCTCATCAAGAGGCGCCATGTCCTCGGCGGGCATCTGTCGCCACACTTGCCGCACGTACTGGTCCGTTACACCGAACTTGACCGCGATCCGCTTCGGGTGCGTGTCGTGATGCAACTGGAACAATCGCGCCATGCGCCGATGCTCGCTCCGTGGCAACTGACGGTACCCGGGGCGAGTCATCGGAGTGTTGCAACCTCAGTCGTCAACGGGTTTGGGTCGCACGAGTTCCGTGATCACCCGGAACTGCATCGGTTGTCCGTCCGCTCCTGAGAGTTCGGAGCGCGAGAGCTTCGGTACGTGATACTCGATGAGGTCGATGAACAGCTTGGCCGCCATGAGCGGTCCTTCGGTCTCGGCAATCTGGTCGAGCCACTCCTGCAGACGCCACGCATTGCCGTCCACGAAGTTCGCAATGGCTTCCCGTGCCAGTGCCGTCGCCTTGTTGGGCGTGCCTTTCACCCGCCCGCCGTGTTTCACCCGTTTCGTACCCATTTCGCCCTACAGTCGTTGTGTAATTTCACGTGCTCTCCACCTTCGCATCGCGGAACACGTCCTCTCGAGTACGCCATACGAGCCACCGGCGTCCTGACTCTCGCCATGCGTCCATGAACCGGCGCTGCTTCTCGGTGTATTCGTGTTTGTGGCCTTCGACGCTCGGGTTTTTGATCTCGACGGGTAGCCAGTTCTCCCAAGCCCACGAGTGCGATGCCCAGTAGTCGAAGGGTCCCTCGTCGATGAGCTGCACGCCCAGGGCTCTCGCCACCATGGCTAAGTCCTTGTCGTTGCTGTCTCGTCGTGACCTGTATCTCGCTGGCACGTTTGCTCCGGGTAGAATCCAACCCCTTTCCCCGTGTGGGTGGGCCACACGGCTACTCGGGTCCCCTCCCAGGGTTTACTGGGACATCCCCATGCGGGCGTTCCGTTCGGGGCGGGCTCGCAGTGGGACGCGGAGGCCCGTCTAGCGATTCGCCTTGCGGCCGGGAACGCTTCTACCCGTCAGTGCGACTATTCCGGGATCGCACAAAGCCCTTGTAAACCGATCGAAACTCGTTCAATATGCAAGGCGTTCTACGTCCTTGCATGCGTCCGAGAAAGCCCGGTTGGTTTACGCCCACCGGGCTTTTTTACGCCTACCGTTGACAGCCTCCTGTCATCTGGTTAGCATGGCTCACAATCTTGCGGGCAAACCCCTTTGCGTCACTGCCCCGGAGCAGGGGCGGGACCGAGGTAGCCGGAACGGTCCCGCCCCTCATAACAGGCCCCTCGCCTTCATCTCTTCCGTGACCTCGTAGGCTGCGCGCCATTTGCGTGCCGCAATAAAGCGACGCAGGCGCACGAGCAATATCAATGCGTCACTCATGGCCGTAATCGGTCCATTGTTTGAACCACCAGCGTCTGCAGCTCGCGGTCTGCGCGGCCTTGATGCGCTTCACGCACTCGGCGGCGGACGCCTTGTAAGGCGTCTGTCGGTTACCGCACAGACCGACAGAACTACTCGTGGTCTGATGCGTTTGGGGAGCTGTTTGCGCGGGTTTTTCAGCAGAAAATGGAGCCGGTTTTGACACCGGCTCCGAGGTGAGCCCGCCTGCAGGGGGTGCTCGGCGAGCCTGTCGCTTCGACCTTGTCACTGGTGGTTCACCAGTGGATGAACGACCATGAGTGCTTTCCCTACCAGTGCATGCATAGTCAGGCAGCACGTTGGTGCCGGAAGTAGCTAGCAAGGGTCTCGATATGCAGTACGCCAGGGTTCTTCCATTCCCGGCGCGCAATCTTCTCGATCGACCTCTTGCTCACTCCGGTCTCATCTGAAACCCGAGCCCATTGCCCTTTGGCGGCCTGAAGCTGCTGGATTACGTACTCATGCAGGGATTCCGTCATGGCCGATGATGCTAGACCCTCTATAGGGTCTACGCAAGTCCGAAACAGGGTCGATTTGGACCCTATCGTTCCGGATGTGTCCCGGAACTCAAAAAAATTACGTCCAACTCCCGTTATCCGGGCTGTGGTCGCGCAGAACGTCAGCCGCCTCCGCGATCTGAAATTCCCTGATTTACCCAACGCCACCGCCCGCAATCGGGCACTCGCGAAAGAGATTGATTCCACGCTTTCGCAAATCCAGCGCATCCTCGCTTTGCGCGTCGGCACCAGCATCGACACCATCGAGCAACTTGCGCAAACCTTCGGCATCTCCCCTGCGCAACTGCTTTCCCCCTACCTCGCCCCACTCCCGCCAGAACCGCCGGTTGACCGGCGCACTTCGGTCCGAACAAAAGCCAATTGACACCCTCTTGAGGGTGTGATACGTGCGCGCGTACTTGTATCCGATATACGACAACTCGCTAGACCCTTTACAGGGTTGACATGCACCCTATATAGGGTTTAGAGTGTCTCCACTGACTAGGAGGCACCATGCAAACCGTACCCACAGTCCAGCGCAAAGCCCTTCGACTTTTTGAGGCTGTCGTGGAAGTCGATTCCCCGTACCTCTCTGGGGAACTCACGGCCACGTTCTCTGTCCACGGCCAGTCGCGGCCCGGCACCGACTACGACCCCCCAGAAGGTCCCGAGATCATCATCCATCAGGTGACTCTGCACGGCCCGGACGGCGGGTCGATGGATGTTCCCTTCGGGTTCTTCTCCGTGACCGCGTGGGACAACCTGCTGTCGGCCTGCGAGGAGACGCTGGAATGATTGCCCAGGTCACCCATCACGACGACGCCCTCGACCGCGCGGTGCGTCGCTTCAACCTCAAGCATGAGGCCCTGCAGGCCGTGAAGCGCTACGAGGAGGAAGTGCGTGTCGCCACGCTCCTCCTCCTGAGCGCCAAGGCCCGTCTGCGTCACCTAGAACGAGAGGAGAGCGGCAATGCGCTGGCCCGCTGAGTTTGACTGTCGCGCGCTCTTTGGCGCGTCCACGGACCTGCGGACTCCGATTGAGCGCGATCGCTTCGCCAAGCGGCACCGCTACGCCCTGAGCGTGTGGCGCGCATGGCAGGACCGCAAGGTGCTCTATTTCTCCTCGCGCATTCCCCTCCTCCGGAGGCAGGCGTCATGAGCGATGAAGTCGGCAACGAAGTCCGCGAGCCTGACTGGACCACGATGACCCGTGCGGATCTTCGCACGTGGATCGAGACCGAACTCGATGCCACCGAGGTCGTCGAGTGGTGGGACCCCGACTGGACCGACCACTACGCCGGTCTCGATGCGTGGGACGTGCTCAACCTGATGGACACCGACGAGCTGCGAGAGGCCGTCATGGAGTATTACGCGTGAACACCAGCACAGAGACCGACGAGATCGCCACCGCCCTAGCGAAGGCGCAGGCCGCGATGGAAGGCGCCAAGAAGGACGCCGCTAACCCCTTCTACAAATCGAAATACGCCGACCTGCAAAGCGTGTGGGATGCCTGCCGCAAGGCGCTGACCGACAATGGCCTGTCGATTGCGCAGGTCACCGGATGGGTGGGCGAGACCTTTGTCCTGCACACCCGCCTTCTGCACACGAGCGGCCAGTGGATCGCGGGCGATATGCCGATCCGCTGCAAGGACGACACCCCGCAGGCGATGGGTTCTGCCATCACCTACGCCCGCCGCTACGCCCTCGCGGCCATCGTGGGGGTCTACCAGACCGATGACGACGCCGAGGCCGCCCAGGGCCGCGCTCCTGCAAGCAATGGCGCGATGAAGGCGCCTGAGGAGCAGTCCTCGCACGAGCGGGCCGCGTACACCAAGAGCGTGAGCGACTACCGCGCCCGGGTGATTGAGCAGTTGAACAAGGGCAACCTCTCGGCCGCTGCCGACATCATGACCGAGGCCAAGGACTCCTCCGAGGAGTTCGCCTTGGACGTGTGGCGTGGCTTCACGTCCCCGATCAAGCAGGCGCTGCGCGACATCGCCCCGAGGAAAACGGCATGAACGACAACAAGGGAACCGGGGCGCTCTGGCCCTCGGAGCGGTGGGCGTCGAATCCGCGCGGCCCGAAGTACACGGGAAAGATCGTGGCGGATCGCCCCATCGCGGCGGGCGAGGAGATCCCGCTGGCCGTTTTCATGGCCGAGCCGCGCTCCGAGCGCCAGCCGGTCATGCGCCTGACCATCGACCGATGGAAGGAGCGCAAGGCTCAGGAGGGCGGACGCAAAGCGGCAGCGGCGCCGCGCAGTGCCAAACCGGAATTCGATGACGACATCCCCTGGTGAGCCATGGCCGTCCCCGCAGCACTTCTCCCGAGACAATGGCGCATCCCCCGAGGCGCCGACCGCGCCCGCGTGGCCGAGCAGGTGCGCGTGTTCGTCGCGGCCCTCGACACGGACAAGCCGTGGCGCGTCGTAGTCGAGAGCGATCGCCCCACCCGGAGCAATGCGCAGAACCGCTACCTCTACGGAGTCGCCTACCGCGTGCTTGCGCAGGAGACGGGCTACGAGGTCGAGGAGATCGCGGAGTTCTGCGCGGGCTCCTACTTCGGCTGGCGCGACGTGAAGGTACCCAAGACGCCCCGGAACCCCGAGGGCATCGAGAGCCGTCCCGTGCGCACGACCACGACCGATGAGCACGGCAAGCGGGCGGTCTTGGACAAGCAGGCGTTCTCCGACTACGTGGCGTGGATACAGCGGTTTGCGGCGAGCAAGGGGCTCTACATCCCCGAGCCCGATGAACTTGAGGCGGCGGCATGAGCACGCTACGACGCGAGGCGCAGGGAAAGCCCTGTCAGGTGCGCTACGAGGGCATCTGCAACGGCGACCCGCAGACGACCGTGCTCGCCCATGTGCGCGTGATCGGGGTGAGCGGCATGGGGATGAAGGCGCCGGATCTCCTCGGCGTATGGGCGTGCAGTGCGTGTCACGCGCACGCCGATACGCACAAGGATGCCGAGAGCGAACGCGACTTCCTGCGAGGGCTGGTGCGCACCTTGGCAGAACTCAATCGCAGAGGAAGGATCAAGGTATGAGCGAATGGCTACTCCCCACGGAGCTGGTGGATCTCACGGGCTACAAGCAGAAGCGCAAGCAGTTGAAGGCGCTTGTGGAACTCAACATCCCGTTTCGCCTGCGGCCCAAGGACCGCTTCCCGCTCGTGCATCGGTCGCACTTCGCGACCGAGAAAACCCGGCGTCAGGAACCGAACTTTTCGCAGGCCCGCGCATGAGCCGCGCCCGCACCCGGTACAAGCATCTGCCGAAGTACGTCACCGTGATCCACGGGGCGTACTGGTTCCGGCCGCCCTCGGGCGAAAACATCCGGCTCGCCACCTTGGGCGATGAAGTGACCATGTACCGGGAGTATGCGAAGCACCTCGAACCCGTCACCCATGCCCGCACGGACACGCTCAATGACTGCTTCAACCGCTACGTCCTCGAAGTCCTGCCGGGGCTCGCGCCCCGCACCCAGAAGGACTACCTACGGCACATCGCGGTGCTGCGCGAGGTATTCGGGCACATGGCGCCGAACGAAGTGCAGCCGCGCGACGTGGGGCGATTCCTCGACGTGCAGACCGGCAAGATCCAGAAGAATCGGCAGGTGGCCGTGCTCAGTGCGGTCTACTCGAAGATGGTGGGTCGGTGGTATTGCGCCGAGCGCAACCCCTGTACCCACGTGGAAAGGAACGAGGGCCGCCGCCGCACCCGCTACGTCAGCGATGCCGAGTACGCCACCGTGCGAGCCGCTATGCCGCCCCGCGTCCAGATCGCCATGGATCTCGCGCTTCTTACGGGCCAGCGTCAGGGCGATCTACTGGCTCTGCGGTGGGCGCAGGTAAGCGAGGAGGGAATCTTCTTCCAGCAGGGCAAGACGGG